TCCTGCACTAAAGTTTTGAAACTGTAATTCCATAATAGCTTGTTTCTTATTTCTAAGAACCAATGCTCTTTGTTCTTTGTAGTATGGTGCGTTGACAACATCCCTTGCTATAAGATCATCTAATGAAGCAAGAACGGCGTTGTCCATTTCATCTGCTTCTTTAGATTTGCCACCGATTCTATTCTCATAAGAATCTTGTATTTGATTATCAATAATAACTCTTTGCTTTTCGTTAGCAGCTTCTTCTTGTTTCTTAAAAGCTTTAAGTTTTAAATCATTTGAATGTTGTACAACTAAGCCTGCTGCGTTTGTTGCGTAATCACCTGCTACTTCTCCATATCCGTTTGCACGTAGAGTATTAACAGTTTCGGTAATATATAGATTAGATTGGAACTCAAAGCTAACAGGATCATCTTTGTATGTTCTGTGTAAGTCAGCAATCTTATTACTAGTATCTAATTGCAATTCATTAGCATATCTTTTTCTTAGTTGTGGTGTAGCTGCATCTCTAGCAACTTTACTTAATGATTCAGGCAATGCTACAAATTGTAACTTGCCTTGCTCGTCTCTTGTTTGCAATGAAGCAACATAGTCTTTACCAATCTTTTCTTGCTCAACCACTGCATCTTCAAATCCCATCCTTGACATTTGATCACCAAGGTTAGCTATCTGTTCATATACTTGACTTTCTCCTGTACGTGTATCAATGATACCTCTAGGTCTATTAACAAAAGATGTAGGTTTTGCTTTTAGAAATTCTACCATTATGTGTATATTCCACTTCCACTTGTAACTCTAGGATTAAACCTTAAAGGGCCTGTACCTGTTACAGAAGCTGTGGGAACTGACCCTGATATCTTTGAGTATTGATTACCGGCACTCAACAAACTACTTATAGCTGATATAGTTCCTGCTCTTCTAGCGTTTCTTGCTCTCATATTTGCTATTTGTATACCCATAGATCGTTGGCTTTGATCACTAATATACTGCATTCTTGCCCTATCTTCTAATGTTGTTGCCTCTTTTAATATTTTTTGTTTAATAGCTGAAAGCGATCTGTCTTCATCTCTACCCATAACACCTGCTAATGATGCATTAACACCAAGCATAACGTTTAGATTTTCCATTCGTATGTTATGTTCCTGCATTGCAGTTACTTTGGCATCTTTCTTTTGTTCTTCTAATTGTGCCGCTTGTGCCCTAGCTTCTGCTGCTCTTGCTTTGCCTGCCTGCATTGCACCATATGCACTTACAACTGCACCTGCTACCATCCACCAACTCATCCGAATGCTACCTCCACTATCATACCATTAATATCTAAACTAAAAGGATAACTTTGTGATACATTCACTCTTGGGTCACGACTATATCCTATTAATCTAAACTCTTCTTTGCCTGTAACTGGTACTCTTTCATTTGACATATCATCAGTTACATTCCTAAAAACTAAATCTTTATCATTTACTGAAACTGCTAGAGTAGAAAACAAATCTAAAACAACTCTACTAATTCTTCTAGGCTCTCCTGTAAGTGGCCCACCAATAATAGCTGCATCCACTGGCAAGGTCTTGATGAGAGGAACGAATGCATAACCTATGTAGCCAGTGGACACATTTGATTTAGCTAATGATGCATCTATTTCTCCTGAGGCTATTGTAAACTCTCCAAGATAATCATTACCACTAATTGCTTTGACAACAGCATCATTTGAAAAATGAGATGTTAAACCACTAAACACACTACTTGTTGCACTAAACTCATCACAAAAATCCATAGGCATATCAACCTGAAACTCTTCAAGGAAAAGCTTGTCTGTTCCTGAACCATCATCTCTTGAAGCTACTACAAACAATCTTTCAAACACACTACATATTGAGTGCCACTTGCCTGCTGTATCCCACAATGTCCATCCTGCTTTGTTATCTCCTCTAATAGAATAAAACACAGCTATAGTTCCATCATTGTTTAAAAGAAAAGCATATGATTCACTTCTATTTAATGCACCTTTAATAGATGTTTGTTGCACAGGATTAAGTATCAGATGAGGTGCAAGGCTTGACACAGCTACTGAAGTATAAGCTTGTTCAGCATCTGCAAATAAAAACTCTCTCAAAGCCGAGCCAGTTGTTTGTATAAACAATGTAGCACCATCAAATACAGAAGGTCTTACAAATGAAGCACCATATGGTGTCTGTCTGCGTATCTGTGCATTAGCAGGTGTTACTGGTTTATCTACCGGTGCTTGTACAAATAACTCTGCACCTGTAGTAAACACCTGTAAATCTCTATTAGATACTAAATGTCTTATAGTAAATATCTCACCAACGTTTGCGGTTAAATCCAATGCATCATTATCTTCAGCATCACCAACATCAAAGTTAAAATACTGTCCTGACTTGCTACCCCATATACCATCAGGCTGTGCTAGTGTGCCACCAAACCATAATCTGTTTTGATGGAAGGTAACTGCTGCAGGAAAACCACGTACAGCAGAATAACTTTGTTCTTGCCATTCAGTTGTAGCTGCACCTGTTACAATTCTAGGCCTACCACCACCATCTTCTGAAGCATTGGCAGAAGCTCCCATAGTAACTTCATACTCATTCTCACTTATAACAGCAGTAATAGTTCTTCCACCATTAATTTGATTTATAGATACACCACCAATAGTACCTGCTCTTTCAATAGTAATACTTGCTCCAACTGCAAGACCATGCAACGCATGAGTTATTCTTAGAGTAGAACTGTTTTCCGTAGATTTAAATGCATTTATATCTAACTGTTGTCTTAGTGTTCCATAAATAGTTGCTGTAACTGTAGTTGCATTTGTAAATGCAGTTATCTCACACTCAGCACTACCTATCTTTAAATACACACCAACATGATCTGATGTAAAATAATCAGCACTAGTTGTTAACGTTACCCCACTTCCACTTGTAGCATTAGCAGATATAGTTACACCTAGTGCCTGAAAAGGATAATAAGGCTGAAACACATGTTCACTGTTAACAGAAGATTCAAAGTTAAATGTTTCAACTGTAAATGTTGTTAGACTGGTCCTTACTAATCTTCTTGGTGCTACTGTTTGATGACAGATAAACATAACGTCACCTTGTTGTGCAAAAGTATACTCCTCAAGATATGGTGCAGCACTTGTGTTAACTAACCAAGACTGTCCTGTAAGAGCTTGTATAGATGATATATCACCTGTAGTTGGACTAACCTGAAATATTTCTATACGTGTATTGCTAAATGCTATTATGTATTGTTCATCATCTGAAAATGAAAAAGGTTCTATACGAACTGTTTGCCTAAGGCCTGAATCATAAGATGGACTGCTACCAAAGTTATGCCATCTTTTTGTTCCGGGCCTTTTAGTAACACCACCCTCACCACGTATAAAAAAATTACGCACTCGTTCTGCTGAGTTTTTGTATATAGGTGAATCGGTTCTTGATGTTAATGAAGGACTAATCTCACCAAATTGGAAACTGTTTTGTGGTATTCTAATCCTTGCCATTAGCTTAACCTATTTGTTCTAAACCTCGTGGTAGATAATACTCTGGATGTTTGCTGTTGACCATCAAGGTTTCTAGCTTTAGCCATTAATCTTTCTGCTTTTACTTCCATCATTTCCATTAGCTTGTCATCTCTAGCTATTGCTGTTGCAAATACTGAAGCTAGTGAATACTGGACAGCAAGAGAAAAGTATGATGGAAAGTCTACTTCATCTGCTCTATAAGTATAGTCAGCTATCAAAGTATCATTTGTAGTTGAGTCAGAGAAAACTTTATCTCCATATACAGTGTACTGTATTTTATTATCATTTATTGTAACGGCATGTAGCATCAATAAGTTACTTGGTAACTGATGTGCTATATCAAATCTGCCTGTAGGTGTATCTGTTAATTGATTAAGAACTGCCTGTTCTGTAGCAAATCTCCATCTACATATACACAAAGACGACCTAACGACATCCTCATACATGTTAGAGGCTACCAATGCTTCCGTTGAACTACTTTCAAATGAAGTGATTGGCTCTGCACCAATAAGCACTAAGGCTCTTGATGCTATGTCTAACGCTGAGTTGGATGCCGTTGAAGTCAT